ACCGACGACAAAGTGACCAACGGGGTTGCGGGTCACAACTCAACGAGCCTCCATGTTTCGTACATCGGAGGCAAGGACACGGATGACCGCACCATCCAGCAGAGGCAAGCCATCGCAGGGGTGCTGCTCTCTTGGTTGCAGAAGTATCCCAAGGCCCGCATTTGCGGACACAGGGACTTCCCAGGTGTAGCCAAGGAGTGCCCGCAGTTTAACGCTGAGAAAGAGTACGGTTACCTGTACCTAACCGCCAACGATACGCAGGAGGGATAGTTTGCGGAAGGTAGCGGTTTTCGCTACTTATGGAAAATAATCTCTCTTTTGCGGGTACTATTGGAGAATTGATTCCCCAAATGTCCAGTTTATTTTGGAAAAAACTGGACAGTTGTACGAAGGAATCGTACAGGTCAGTACAACCTATCCGCAGGAGTGAAGGTGGCGTGCAGTTGCAGTTCGGGACCTTTGTTGTCCTTGCTTGCGTTCCTGCTGGTTTCAAGTTTCATCCAATATCCACCCAAAGGCTTCGGGCCTCTGCCTCGTTCAGTGTGAAAGCCCATGTAGCCGCCGTCCCATTCTTCCTTGTAAGTCGCCGTCCTAAGTTGGTGAATAGGTTTCTGCAAAAGAGTTTTGGTAGAACGGTCATAGCGGTGGATGATGTTTTGGTGATAGTAAAGTTCGTGCACATGGCCCATCCATGTGAGGTCGTAGCCTTCGGTGGATGCGAGTAGGCGTTGGTCTTGGATGACCCCCTTGGTGACGGGTCCGCCACCCCCTGCGCCGTGGTAGTAATGCACCACAAAGTTGACCCCCCGAAGGTTGTCGTGTTGCACTCGGATGTCTATGGTGCCGCCGTAGCCACCGACCTCAACTGCTGACCCCGTGGCGTAGTTCAGCGTACTTGCGAAGCGTTGCAGGAGGTCCGTTTCGCCGTGCTTGATGATAGCGGTTTCGTGGTTGCCGTAACCTATCAGCAGAATGTTCTTGGCATATGGAGCGAACCATTCCACCGAGGTGTCCACGATAGCGTCAAAGTAGCGGTCGGTGTTGTGTTCGGGACGAATCAAAGATTTGTCAGCACGACGGTCATATTTCCCACCCATGCAGCAGTAGGTGTCCCCATTTAGTATGATGGCGGCATTCCTGCGTAAGGCTTCGTCCAAATGATTTTTGAGCAACCCCCTATCGCAATGGGGGTTGTCCCAATGCAGGTCGGAAATTAACAAGAACTCCTGCCCGCTTTGGCAGGTGACTTCGTGGATGTTTCGGGAATGCTTGGTGAGTGGTAGAATCATTGCATGGCTTTTAGTGTTGCGTTCTCGGATTCAAGGGCGTGGATGGTAGTTTCCAAACTCTCAATCCGTTGACGCAAAACTACAAGTTCATTGCGTAATTCAGTCAACTCTTTATTTTGTGCTTCGGCAGTCGCCTGCCACATCGCAAGGACCGCTTGCGCTTGCTTGACCTGGAGGGAATCCGCTTGGAAGCGACCCCGTGTCAGCCAAGCAACTGCACCCCCGACGATTGCGGAGATGGACCCGATGATAGTGGTTTCAATCAAGTTCACGCCTTGGGTGCTTCGGGTTTACCCTTTACTTTCTCCACGGCCATCCAACCTACTGATAACAAAGTAATTATCGCACCAATAATTTCGGTGAGCGTGGCGGTATCAATGACACCTTTGGCGACGAGTGTACCACCGATAAATGTTAGCAAGTGGCGAAGTAGTGCGATGATGGCTGATTGCATGAGGTTGGGTTTGTTAGGGTTGCGGCGAAATAGTCCCATGGTTGGAAATGTTATTTGCTTTGCGGTGTTGCAAATTCTTTGTAGTCAGCGGCGTATTGTGCGTCCCATCCGAGGAAGGAATGCACCCCGCAAGGCGTGGGCCAAACTTGATGGCGCACCCAATAACTTGGCTCTTCTCCTTCCCATAGGATGTCAACGCAGTAAGCCTTCGGATTGTCGGCGTTGACTCGGCCCAATTCAACACAGGTATTTGGCGAGGCTTCTGCATCGTAGATGGTGCGGAAGTCAGCGTAAACGGCAAACTCGTATTTTCGGAAGGTGGCCATTGTTAAAGGCTTGTTAGGGCTGCAAGTTCAGCGTTACTTAGGCGTGTGGTGTAGAGAGCGGCGGCAAGGATGCGGTCGTTCATGACCGCTAAACCTGTCAAAGAATCAACGCTTCCCAAAATCACCGCATTACACGCAGGAACCAATGCTGACGCACTCGTTCCAGCCTGCACGCCATTGACATAAAATGCGTAATCATTAAGGGCGTATCCTATGGCTAATTTAATGATTCCTGCGGATAAGGATGGACTTGTAATAGACACTTGCCCTGCTCCTGCCACGGTCGCTAATAATCTAATCGCATTGGTTCCGAAGAAAAATGTTGTAATTCTATTGCTTTGTGTTCCATTACTAATAGATATAAGCCTTGAATTTACAGTAAAGTTCCTCGCATCCACCTCCGCATAAATCGTACCCTGTGTCTGCCCGATACTCCCGCTGACCGCCCCTGTAACCAAAACCACATCTGCGTTGCGGGTGACTGCTGCGGTTGTGGTGGGGATGTAGGAGGTTGCGACCGAGCCTGTTTCAAGTTGTGCGCCCCAAGCATTGACCGTTCCGCTTGGTACGGACAATGGTCTTCCGTTGCTTATTTGCGTACCAATCCTAAATCCCACTCTTGGTGTTGTTGGTGTGTAACCCATCAGCACGGTCATTCTGCAACGATACCAACCGCTACCGTAATTTTCCATTCCAACGCTTTGAAGCGTGAATCCAGCACCAGTTGTTCCGCTTGCACCTAATGTTCCCTCATTGAGGTTAAACGCTTGACAAACACCGCTCCCATAACTTGCAGCATTTTCGTCAAAAACATTGAGTGAAAATCCGCTTGACAATGCGCCAAATTTTCCGAAACAAGAGAAAGTGTAGGTTGACCCACTTGCAAGCATTGCCGTTTGACGCACCCGTGATGCGGTATTTGTCGCTTGAAACAAGGTCGCATTTGTACTTCCACTTGGTGAAATAATCCCTGATGTTACTATTGTGTCTGCCGTTATAGTCCATCCAGTATCAAGGCTAACCGACCCCGATAGCGTATTCTGCGCACTCGGCTCCACCAAAAGCGCAGGACACCCAACCGTTCCATCGCTTGACAAGTAGTCCAACCTCGGAATCCCCGAAGCCACCGACTCAATCAGTCCGCTCGCATTCACACGGGTTGCGTTGGTCGCACGGGTGACCGTGAAGTCCCCCGCTCCGCTGGTTGGTAACTGGGAGTAAAGTTTGCCCGACTTGAAGCGAGCAGGTACTATCAGGAGGGAAGGTGTCGGCATTCTTAGAAGTTGTAAATCGTAGCAAAGCGACCGAACAGGCAACCGCTGACCGCGGCCTCTGCCGTGGTCGCTCCGTCCGCATCAGCACGGGTGTTGAACGCAGCCCAAGCCGCAGCCGATAAGCCACCGCCTTGCAGGGTGCTTAATGGATAGCCGTAGCCGTAGCCTATGAACATTACAGGAAGGTGTAACCGATGACGCTACCAACGCTTGGAGTGACGGCCGTAATCTTGCCGCCGTTGCGACCCGATATGACGATGCCCGCAGATACGGACTTGCCCGACATAGCGTAAGCGGTCAGCAAATCCTCCCCTCCCGAACCCGTGAGAGTCGTGAAGGTAGCGGCGGTATTCACCACGATAAAGTCAAAGTTTTGGCCCGATACCGCAGCGTCCACGAATCGCATGGAACCGCCCTGTCCGAGCATTTGTTGAAGAATAGGAGTAGGCATTTTGTTTGGTTGCTTTAGGGTAAATGTAGGTTAGGTCGGAATTTCACAAATGCTATGGCTATACGGCAGTTGGAATGACATCGTAGCCACCCACCCCGCCGTGCGGTCGTCACGGCTCTCTACAAACCTCGTAAGGCTGACGCTGGTACTTAGCGTCCACTCTTGCGTCGGGTCGTTTGTAAGGCTTGAAATGAAGTCCTGAGCGATTTGCAGTTGGTCGCTCAAAACCTCGTCTTCGTTATCCTGCCAACCCAGCGTCGGACTGCCCGAAACCACGCCACCCATCGTGGCAATGGATTCCACTCGGTCGCTAAAATAGACACCCACAGTAAGAGCCAAACTGCCCAAGTCCGTGCTTGCTGACTGAACATCCGCAAAGACGAGCGGATAGACGATTCGCTCACGGCTTGGGGTTCGCAGGTTGATGGTGTTGTCGGTCCCGATTGCAAGCGGGTCCCCCGTCCCGAAGGAGTTTACTTGCGGGTGAGCATTTGCAAGCGCAAGGAGTGCTTGCTTGATTTTTATCCATGACATAAGCCTGTAATTTCAGAATATTTTTTGAGTGCGCTCCCATGTTCAGCAGTTGTTGCAGTAAGGGTCGTAGCCGTATGGCCATGGTCTATCAAGCCCAGCACCACGGCGAAGGGTTCTTGCGTCCAATGCCATCCCCGTGTTGTAGTTGGTTCCGTTGGGGTAGATGGTGTCCAAAGCCGATGGCGGGGAGTTGAATAGCGGATAGTCGGTGCGGTTCTCCATCAAGTAGCGAGTGATGCGCTCGGAATACCACTCGGCATCGTTCTTCACTTTGTCGGTGAGGCGGGTAATCTCGTCCATGGACATTTGGGAAGATTCCTCGCTGGTACGGCGGACCATTCCCTTGTTCATGTACTTGAAGGCCAATACCATGGGCAACTCGTAATACAGCCATTGCACCATGGCGGGTTGGATGTAGTCCTCCAATAGCGTCGTGTTCAATGCCGTGGTCGTACCGCTGACCACCTGCCCCACCATTTCGTTGTACAGGGCAGAACCGACTATAGGCTGAATCCGCATCTCCTGCACCTTCACGATGGTAGGCCGTATCTGCGTAAAGGAAACATTCTCGTTTATGACCGAGTTGTCCAGCAGGGTTTGTTCGCTTATAAAAAGTGCCTTCATGCTTTCGTGATTTTGTTGCCTTTGCGGATTACAATTTGCTGCTCCCATACATGGCGGCATTGGGGGCGGTTCACTCCGCTGGCGGTGTGATACCAACCACCACGGCGGTTCCATACGCTATATCCCATGATGTTGGAGATGCCGTCAATATCGTCCCGTGTGTACACCTTGCCTTGGTCAGCGAGGTCCAGCATCACCTTGCAGAACTCACGGCTGGTTTTTTTATCCTTGTTGCTAAACCCTGCGGCCCATGAGTATTTGTAGCGGACCTCCAGCACGGGTTCGGCCACTTCCTTGATGTTTTTGGGCAAGCCCTGCTCTGCGATTTGGTCCACGGCCCTTGCAATAGGGTAACGGTCTTTTGTAATCAAGTAGGCCACCCGCTTGGCGACCTTCGCCTTGCTGACCCCGAACTCCTTGGCCATTTCTTCCACGGAAGCATCCCGATTCTTCTTGCGGTACTTTTCAATCTTCTCGTCAAGTTCCTTTTCTTCCTCCCCAAGTTCTGCAAACGCTTGACGCACTTGGTCGTCTAAGTCGGTGTCAAACCGCATGGGCTTGGAGTGCATGACCACATAGTCGTCGGAACTGCTCCCAAACTTGCTTGCGACCACCTCCAAGACCTTGAACTCTTCTTCCCCCCATCCGTAGTCCTCGGTGTCTTCTTCGCCCCACATAGGCTCGCTGAAGGCTTGCTCCTGCACGCCAAGGAGCGTGTTCACTTCTTCGGGGGTTAGGCCGAATCCAGCGGATAGCATCGTGCGGGCCATCTCCAAGGTAATCTTTTCCTGCGCATAGTGACGGACGATTCGCATAAGGTTTTGGTACTCACGGCCCGACAACTTCTTGATGTTGTCGTTGCCCATCATGGCGGGGGTTTGCGGTTGCTCGTCGGGTTGGGCGTTCGGTCCGACGACATCCGAAGGCGTGCCAGCGGGGGTCATCAGTCCTTGACCTTCTGCCTTCGCAGGAAGCGATACAAGCGCACGGATTTCATTGGGCGACATTGATTCCAGCACCTTGTTTGCAACGAGCGGAGAGAGGCTATTAATGGCCGTGATGACATCCTGCACGCTGCTTTCGGTCTTAATCTCAATAGCAGGCAATCCCGCTTTCTCCCGTAGTTCGGTGGGTGTCATTGCTTGAATCATCGCAGTTTCGCTTAACTGCTCGGTAATCGGTTCCACAGGAATAAGTTCCATCCCTTCCACGCCATTGAACGAACCCAAATAGTTAATCATCCGCTCCACCTTCCTCACTCGGTCGTTCACATAAGTCGCTTTGAATAGTTCGTACGCCTCAACCAGTTCCTGCCGCCCTCCCAGTTGGCCTTCGGTCTTGACACCAAAGAGCATGGGGTTTACGACACGGTGCGAAATAAAGATTTCCGACTGGATAGCCTTGTTGAGAATCTCAAACTGCTTGTCCATGTCGGACGGGGTGAGCGGTTCCAAGGTCGGGGCTTTTGACACATCGTCATTGAAGGTCACCACGAAGCGACCAGCGTTGTCGGTCCCGCTGAACTTGCGCTTGATTTGCCGCTCAATGTCGCCCTGTTCTTCGGGTGTAGGAATCCCGTTGTTGAAGTTTATCAAGTACCCACCCCAAAAGTTATTCCGCAGGTTGTTGTTGTGGAAGTTCGCAACCTGCACATCGGCTTCTATCCACGCCAATCCCCCCATGTATTCGGGGAGGGGATAGGACTTCACGCCAGCGGCATAGACCCTGTAATAGAACAACTGCTTACCAATGCGGTTGTCAGCATCAAAGGCGGGGATTTTCTCTACATCCCCGATTTTGGGGTAAAGTTGGACCATCGCATCGTCGTACCAGTCAGCGACTTGGAACATCCGCTCGTCTTTGTCCACTCGGATTTTTTCAAAGGGAATATGCTCCATTTTCGCAATCGTCCCCATCTTGTTCCAAGTAACCGCAACGGCAAACCCGTTGAATAGTTCCAAGTCAAGGACGAGTTTTTCGGTGATGTCGTTGAGGTCGTCGTGTTCGGACAAACCATCAAAGAACTTGGCGTAGCGGGCCTGCTGCTCAACCGTCATCTTTTCCCCTGGCTGCCAGCCTCCGCCGACGATGTAATTGACCTTCCCGTTGACGATAGCGTTGTGCTTTGAACTGCGGCGGTAGTTGTCAAGGAGGTAATACGGGTACTCGTTGAACGCCCCGTAGGTGATGTACTTGCCCGCTTTGTTTTCAAGCATCACGGGGACTTTGTGTTCAATCCCAAGCCATTGGGTGAACGATTGCTTTATGCTGCTCATAGCGTATGGACGGTGAAGTTGAGAGCCGAAATTGTGATGTTTGCGCCACTATTTACGGCGTTGACTAAGATGGTGAACTCATCATTGACTGCGCCTTGCAGGACGGCTTCAATCGTAACCGAGTGACCGTCATTGTGAGCCGTCGTAATATCAGTCATTGACTGGTTTATGGCGTTGCCGTTCTTTGCAATGTAAATCTTGATTTGGTTGCCGTTGCCCTGCGAGAATACCATGCTTGCCGATACCCGAAGCGACGCATTCGTCGTTCCTGTGTAGGTGATAGAACTTGTTGTCCTTGTGAAGTTGTAGGTAGTCAGCAACCCCGACTTCATCGCAGAGGTCAATTTTACCGCACTCCCTTGGGTCGGGGTGAATGCGGTGTCCGTGTCAAGGTACAGGTTGGCCACACCCCGCTCTCGGTCCAAGGTAGCGGTGTCTGCGAGGTCGTCAAAGAGTCCGCCAACACGGGCGGCGGTATTGGCTGCGGCGGTTGTTTCGTTGGTAATGGTCAGGGCCGAAGCCTGCAACTGACTGCGAGTTTGTACGCTCATTGGAATGTTTGGTCAAAGGTTGAATCAAAGACGCTCACGGCACTTGCGCCGTAAACATTGTATTGGATGGTATTGGCGAAAGTGTTAAAGGTGAGCGAGATTACCTGGACATAAGCCAAGCCCGTTTCAACCACCGCAACGGCTGCTGCAACCGTGCTACTGGTATCGTAAACTTCATAACGATACGAGCCTGTTTCAACCGCCCCCAGGGTAATCTGAAATTTATCATAGCGTTCGGTGTAGGAAGAAAGGTTGGCCGTCTTGAGGATTGTGAAGTCGGTGGTCAGGTTCTTGGCGATGTTCGTGAGCCGCAGGATGTAACGGTCCCCCGAAGAGGCCCGTTGCGTCCAAGTGACGACGATGGTGTTGGTGGTGTTGGGAGAAAGATAAATCATCCTATCCCTAAATGTAGGATGCGCCCGAATTTCACAATTTGCGCCCGATGCTTCGGTAGAGTTCGGCCCTTCGCTCGGCGGTCTTAGTGATGTCAAAGCGTTCCCTCACATCCTTGGACAACTGCACGGCAAGGGCTTTGGCGTAGTCGGGTTCGTTCACGAACTTCCTCACCGCCTTGTACCAAGCGTCTTTCTTGCCGTAGGGGATGAGCAACCCGTTGTGGCCGTGGACGATTATGTCCGTGTAGGGGATGGTTTCCGAGGCGATTATAGCCTTGCCCATCCATCCCGCTTCAACGACTTTCAATTCCGATTTAAGGCGGTTGAACTTGGTATCTCGGAGGGGTGCAATGGTGGCGTTGATGAAGTTGTACCCACCGACATAGGAGTAGATGTCAGCGGCTTGGATGCGTCCGTAATTCTTGTTCAGCCCCTTGCATGATAGCATCTTTTCGTAATCGGCGTAAACAGGGTTCTCGTTCCACCCGCCAAGGTAAATCTTATACCTCCCATCCAGCGACTTGTCGTGGGCAAGCAATCCAAACGAATGCTCCACCAAGGCGATGTCCTCTTGGTGCTGCGCCCCGCCGAACCAGCCAATCTTGAACAGGTGCGGTTCGGGTTCTGCATTCGTGTCGGGCAAGTACTGCTGGTAGGCTTCGTAGGGTTCGTTGGGCAGGATGGTGACGGCCTTGTTGAGCAGGCGTATCTTCTGCGCCAAATGTTCGGTGGTCGTGGTCACATGGTCGGCCAAGCGGATATGCTCCCGAATCTGCTCGTCAAGTTTGGTGTCCAAATAGTGCCGATACATGATATGCCCGCTCTCCAGCACCCAATAGTCGTCAAGGTCCAAAATGACCTTCGCCCCAAAGGCCGTTAGAGCCTCGTAAACCTTGCGAATTTGCTCCAAGGTACCTTGACACCACAAGCGGTTAAAAAGCCACACATCAACGGTCTTTAGGTCTTCGTCTTTGACATTGGCAATGTTGTCCACGCAGACATAGTCAAACTCCGTGTAGTTGTCGCCGAGGTATGCGTTCGGCATCTCCAGTCGGTAAAAAGAACACCCCGTCGGGTGGGCGTTGTAAACGATGCAAATTCTCATGCCCAAAGGTACAAAAAAAAGGGCCACCCCTTGCGAGATGGCCCCTGACCACTAAACCATGCGGGCGTATGAGAACCCGCAGGTCAAAGATACTTTACGAACCGCTGATTTGGGTCGTGGAAGCCGAGAAAGTTGCGGCTGCGATGTTCAGCATTGGGTCAGGTTCCATGCCCGTGAGCGTCATCTCGTAGCCTGAACGGTCACCGAATGCAGTACCAGTCCCAGCAGTTCCAGCAGATGCTTCCAAGCCATTCGCAGCACCAAGCAACCAATAGCGTCCGTTGTTGTCAAGGACGATGACCAAGAGGCGATTCCGAGCCAACAAGCGCAACTCATTACGGACGGATGTCTGCAACTTGTTGATGGTGAATGTCACTTCGGGCGTGTAGAACAAAGTACCGTTTTCGGTGCTTGCGTTCAGCGTTTCCGTCATGCTGGAGGTAGCCTTAGTCAAGTCGTATTCAAACCAAGACCCCGATACCGAGGTAGGCGTGAATCCAGTTACCAAGCCGCTGCCGTTCGTATTCACGGAGCCTGTAGCGTTCAAGGTTTGGACAAAAATAGTTTTGATACCGCCGACGGCGTCACGGCATCCGAGGGCGTAGCCCGTAGTTAGGGAGCAAGACATAGTGTATATTTTATTTTAGGGATGGAACAAAATAACGGGGGGAAGTTTCCCTCCCCCCTTACACTTAGGCCAAGCGGAAGTCAACCATCAAATCGGGATAGGCGAACTGCACACCTGCTTTGAAGGCGGCTTGGAAGCGTACTTCATCGTTGTCCTTGGAGTACCACAACTCAAAGTTTTCCTCGTCGGAGAGCAAGTCGGTTCCGTAGAAAAGGTTACCAAGGTAAGTTGCGACGATGCGGTTGGTAGAGGTCAAACCTGGGACGGCAACGATGCGGACATTGGTACCAGGGTAGATGATGTCACCATCGGCCAAACCTTGCAAGTCCACTTGGTTGTACATGACACCTGTCTGCGACTTCAACGCTCCAATCAAGGTGCGGAAGTTGTTCCATCCGCAGAAGATTACGAGGTCAGTTTTAGTCAAGATAGCCTGCGGGATATCGTTGTAAACCTTGTCAAAGATGGTGATGACATTGGAAGTCGTGATACCAACGGAAGCCGATACTGGGTTCCAAGTTGTAGAGGAAGCGTTGGCGAGAACCGTGGAACCCGACGCAGCGTTCAGCAGTTGGTTGACACCGCTGAAGTAGGAGTTACCCTGCCAAATGGCGGTTTCCAAGGCTTCGGCGATGCGGAGAGCCTTCTGCTCGGAGAACGCCTGCTCAAATGGTACGCCGTCGTATTGGCTACCAGCAGTCAACTGGGACTGCATCCAGTACTGCTCAAGTGAGCGAGGGCAAAGAGCCTCTTGGATTTTCATCACGCCGACGGTGATGTTACGCTGACTGAAAGTCGTGTTGCCTGTTGCAGACCAACCGCACACGGTTCCTGACCCGATGTTTGCATCGGTGTCCATGAGGTTCAACGCAGCAGCCGACTTGATACCAACTTGCTTGGTAAAGAGGGCAGCAGAGCGAGCGGCGAAGACCGCTTTGGTGATGAGGGGCAGCCTTTGTTGGTCGGTGTAGGCTGAAAGGTTTCCGAAAGAAAATGCCATGATTTTGTTTTTAGGGGGTTAAGGTTATTTGGAGTTTTTAAGAGTTTGGATTGATTGTGCGATGGCCGCAAAGTTTTGAGCGGCTGATGCCTTCCGTTGCTCCACGATTGCGGATGCGGTTGGCTTGGGGGCTTCCGATGGGAGTTCTGCGACCTTTTCTACGATGTCGGTCATGGTTTCCATTTGGCTGGCAAAGGCGGCCATCTTGTCCTTCATTTTGCCCATCTCGGTGTAGGCGGCCTTCAGTTCCTCCATGATGCTGACGAGGTGCTTCTTGACGATTTCTTCCACCATGGCGGGATCCACCATTGGATAACCTTCGGCGATTTCACTCACCACTTCACCCGCAACTTCGGGGGTTATCTCTGCGGCAACGGCGACTTCTTCGGCAGGTGCTGGGGCTTCGGCCACGACGACTTCGGTGATTTTGCCACCTTCGGTTTTGATGACACCAACGCCTTCCACTTGATGCTCGCCATCAGGAGCGGGCAGGGTTTCGTCCTCGGTGATGACATACACGGCGGTTCCTGCAACGAGGTCGCCGTCCACACGGACAACAGTACCATCTACCAACTTGTAGTCGGCAAAGGCTTGCTTTTGGGTTGTGAACTTGCGGAGTTCAGTCCGCAAAGTATCAATGGCTGATTTTAGGTTCATGTTATTGGGATTTGTATTGAGGTTGGATATGTTGCAAAAAGTTAGTCAAATCGTCTGCGAGGCCCGCAAGTGCGACCTCCAGTTCAGTCCCCGTGTTCTTCATGCCGAACAAGCCCTCCACGGAGAAACCTTTGAAGGCATGGCGGTTCTCCCACACCTCGTTGTTCTCCACTTTGAAGGACCCGAACCAAGACCCGTCGGGGGTGTCCTCGTAGCCTTTGGGCGCAAGGATGCCCCGCTCGGTGTCGGTGATGTAGGACTCAAACATGAACACGCCATCGAGTTCAGCGTTGTGGTAGGCGTTCACATTGTGCTGGTTCCCTTGCTTGAAATATTTTTGGACAATCTTGCGGATGGTGGCTTTGTCGAATACGACATAGTACTCCCCGTAGGTGTCGTCCTTCCGGTAGATGGGCGTATCGGCCAGCATGAGCGGCCCGGTCAGCACACGGCGTTCTCCCGTTTCAGCGAAGCGTTGCGGGGTCTTGGCGAAGGCTTGGAAGGGTTTCTCAATGGCGGGCATATCAACGAGGGCCACGAATTGCACGCCTTCGTCCACTTCGTCCACGGTCATTCGGTACACGGGAAGTTCCATGTGGGGATATGTAACGGTTAGCCTAATGTTGCAAATTCGGACAAGCGTCGCACCCTGCTGGTCGTCTGCTGAATGTCCCGCTCAACCACATAGGCCCGCATGGGTTGCATCCCTTGGCCTTGGCCGTTCCCAAAGGAGGATAGGTCGGTCGTGTTGGGGTTGGCGAAGATGGGGGGAGCAGCAGCCCCACCCGCACCCGAAGGCATCGGTCCAGCAGGTGAAGGCGCACCGCCTCCTTCGCCACCACTTGTGATGGCCTTGCCCGCTTGAATGCCTGCCGCCGTAATGGCTGCAATCCGCAAGCCTGCACGAATCTTGGCCATAGTGTTGAACGCTTTGAGTTGTGCGATACCCGCCGCTCCCGCCGTCACGACATTCGCAGGGTTGGCCGCAGCCATGACCGCATTGGCCGCCATTTCTTTGTTTAGGTTTACGATGACATTAGCAATCGCCGCACCTTTCTCAATTGCCAAGGCTGCAATGGCCAAGCCTTTGTTTTCCCCTGCAAATGCGGAGAGCGTCTGCCCGATGGCTGCAACGGAATCAAAGACGACCTGCTCCTTGTAATCGGCAACGGCTTTCTCAATGGCCTTGCGTTCTTCGGCATTCTTGCGGTCGTGTTCAAGGATGGCATCGCTTTCGGCAAAGTAGGCTTCTGCAAATGCGTTGAAGTCAGCGGTCTGCTGCTCTAACAATGCTTTCTCGTAGGCCACCGAATCGGCCTCCGCTTGAAGTTCAGCAGCGGCAAGGATGGCGATGCGTTCATTCTCTGCGATCCGATCTGCAATGGCTTTGTCACTGGCGGCTTTGCGATCGGCATTGGCTTTGTCCCTTCTTGACTTTTCTGCTGCTGATAGAGTGCTTGCCGCTTGGTTAATTATATTGGATTCTTCCTTGATTTTGATGTCAAGCAACTCAATCTCTTGGCGCAAAGCCGTTTGGTACTTATCATTTTTGACCCCAAAGCGAGCGACATCTTCCTGCAACTTGCGGTCAAGTTCAGCCTTTTCTGCTTCAAGTGCCTTCCTGCGGATTTTGGCAAGGTCTGCCTCGGTTGCTCCGTTGGCTTTGAGTTTCCGTTCATAGTACTCAAGCGTTCCAGCGGTATCTTCCAAGGAGCGTTTCAAGTTCTTTTGGTCATTAGCCGCTTCTTTGGTGTTGCTTGAAAACAAGCCCATCGCATCCGCAGCAAGACCAATTAGAACCACAATCGCACCGATACCCGTTGCCGCAAGTGCAATCCTGAATGCTCGCATTGCACCCGTTGCAGTACCAACAACGGCCGCATACAGTTTGGTCGCTGCCGTATTGATTCCCATCATTACCGCCGATTCCTTCTGCAATAGGTTGGCCACCTGTTGCACCCCGTTGGCTAAAGCAATCGCCCCCTGCACCTTGAGCATTGCTTTCTGCAAGTCCTCATTTTCATCGCCGAACAATGCCGCCGCTCCTTGAGCGATTTGGAAGCCTGCTGCTATGCCCTGCACCGCACCAACAAAAGCGTCAATCCTTTTGGTGTCGGATGCGAGGTTTTTAATGCGTTGATTTACATCGCCGATTTCATCCTTCAGTTCCCCTGCCGCTTGTTCTAATCGCCTGAATGCGTCGGTCCCCTGCTGGCCTGCTTCGGCCATTGCAATCAATTCTTTCTGCATCTCACGCAGACGCTGCTTTGCGCTTTGCGTTCCTGCGCTTGTGCTATCCTTGAGGCTTACCTCAAGTGCAATCTCTTTAGTTACATCTGCCATGGTTATCCTTCGGAGGGTAGTTCGGGGTTTACGGGTGCTTCATACCCTGGGTCCACAGGGTCGGGGTCAATCGGGCCATTAAACAAGGCCGACGGGTCGTTTGCAGGCGGGGTCGTCGTGGTTGCGGCAAAGTCGGTGAGGTTCAGAATGCGTCGGAGCGTGACACGGCAGGGCTTCATCTGCCCGACCAAATAGTCACGAATTTCCAGCAACCGCCAACGAATGCCGCCGTAATAGATGGGCTTGCGGAAGTCCAGTTGGTAGATGTCCACCGAGGATAGCATCATCGTGAGTTCCAACTGCAATGCTTCTTGGGACACCGTTTCGTTGATGTAGTTCAGCCAATAGGTGTTGTAGAGGTTGTTGTTCGTGTAGGCGTATGGCGACCCGCTTGCGTTCACGGCGTTGTAATACACCAACCTTGGTTGACCAAAGGCGAGGTCCACATTCGGGGCGTACGGATTGTCAATGTGGGACACGAAGGGCATCCGCAAGATTCCCACGGACAGTGCCGTGTTCCCGCTGACCCCGTATTGATAGGCCCACTCGGTCTGCCCCTCAATCAAGTTGTACTGCGCCAATCGGTAGCCCGTCTGCAGGGCTTTGACCGTTCCACTTGCGAGCGTTCCGTCAATGTCCCAAGTCCTGCCCACGATTTTGTCCGTGCTGAACGAGGCGGGTATCAAGGTCCCGCATAGTGTTTCTACCACCTTATCCCCCTTGCCGTAAAAGTTGGAAGTGTTAAAGATTCGCCCGCCGTAGCCTTCCCTTGCAAGAGGGTAGGACTGCTTGTAGGTTTTGGATAAATAGTCACCCATGTCCTTGTACTTGAACATGACATTGGTATAAGCGTTGGGGTCGCCGTTGGTGATGTTCTGCTCTGCGTTCTCATCCGCTTTTTGCGTCCAGTCCAAGGAACCCGATGAGTAGAAGTCCTTCCAAGGTTCAATGTACAGGAGTTTGGGGTCCTGCGGGTCGGGCATGAATTGCAGGTTGAACATCTTTTGCAGGTCTTGCAG